AAGCAGAAGCCCGTATTATTGAAGAAATCACTCCGTATATCAGCGGTGAGTTCACCGTATCGGACATCAAACGTGCCAGCTATAGCGAATTGTTCCCCAGCGAAGAGGAAGCTGCCGACCGCTGGTTTAAATGTAAACTGGTTTTCATCACACTGGACGAGAAAAGCGGTGCGGAAAAGAAAACCCCTACCCAGGTGCTGGTGCAGGCCGCCGACCTGCGCGACGCAGTGAAGAAGCTGGATGAGGGCATGAAAGGTACAATGGCCGACTACCAGATAGCATCTGTAGCGGAAACAGCCATTATGGATGTATATCCGTACAGTGCTGAAGAACGAACTATTGATTCCATTGGAGAAAACGCCAACTCTCCCGTTGTACGTAATTTCATTCAGTCACTCCCGGAAGGCTGTAAGACAACCATTACCGTAGGAGGGAAGCAGGTCGTGGTTGACAAGACTGGTAAAGATACAGTGGTGACTCCACAAGATGGAAAAGATTAGACTTTAAATTAATGAAATAAAAATATTATAATTATATGCCAACCGAATATACTTCTCCTTTATACGAAGGTAAAGAAATCAGTTTTGAACAGTTTGCCCTTCGTTGTGCACGCAATTTTGGTGCACTTGTTATGATGCGTGAAGAACCTCTTGATACCCCGATTCCAGAAAAATTTAATCCTTGTGAATATTGTAAGAGGGAATACGAAAAATGCCAGAAAGAGTATAATGAATTAATCGATAACCCTCCTACAGAAAAAGAGCTTGAAGCGGAGTATGAGGATATGGTAGCTAGGATGAATAGTGATTTTGAAAAACGAGAAAAAGAACGATGCTCTCTTAGAGCCAGATACGAAAACATGGTATCAAAGGTTACGTCGTGGAATCCTCCCACAAAAGAACATGCTAATCTGAAAGAGTTTATGTTATTACAGTTGAACGAAAGCATAGAATGGGATTGTTCGAGCTGTCCTCCTCATGTACCGGAAAAGCAAGAATGGATTTCCCGAAAACTCAATGGGGAAGATATAAAAAGAGAGATGGAATATTATAAAAAGCTGTGGGATGAAGAGTTGGAATTAACTGAATCCCGCAACAAGTGGATAAAAGAACTTAGGGATTCATTAAAATAACCGGACTATGACATACGAAGAAATGAAATCCAAATATTGCGGAGCAAACATCCGTAAGAAACCAATAGATGAAGAGCATCGTATACAAGCGTCTTGTATACGGTGGTTTCGCCTCAAATACCCGCAATTAAGAAATATTCTTTTTGCTGTTCCGAACGCAGCCAGAAGAAGTGCAAGAAACGGAGCATACATGAAAGAAGAAGGTATGCTTGCAGGAGTTGCAGATTTGATACTTCTAAAGAGTAACCGTTTCTATGGAGCTTTGTGTGTGGAAATGAAAAAGCCTGGAGAATACCAAAGACCGGTACAAAAAGAATGGCAAAAGGAATGTGAGGCGAATGGTAACAAGTACGTGGTTGTCAAGTCGCTGGATGATTTTATTGATATCGTGGATAACTATTTAAAAGACATATAAATGTAGGTTTGATTTTACGCGAACGCTCTTTGACATTTTGTTTTCAGCTTGTAGAATAATGATGTAAATGTTTTTGGCACTTACGCTTTTTATGTATCATCAAGATACGGAAAACTGTGAAGTTATGCTGTATCTTCGTAAGAGGGGTGTATTTGCACCTCTCTTTTTTTCTTAAAAAAAATGGCTCTTAAAGTGTCACTTTTGAAAATTATCCGTATATTTGCAGTGCATTGGGTTGTACTTATTAAATTTAGAATTAATCAGAGGATTAAGATATAGAAAGCTGTGTAGGCCACAACCCCCTGCATGGCTTTCGCTTTTTATCTCCGCATGAAGAAGTGCGGTACGTCCTCAAACGAAAAGACTTTATTATGGACAATATTCAGATTTTCAAGAATGAATCGTTCGGTGAAGTTCGTGTAGCCGGAACAAGTGAAGAACCTTTGTTTTGTGCAAAGGATGTAGCAACTGCATTGGGATATTCTGATACAGCTGATGCAATACAAAGACATTGCAAATCAGGCAAAAAGGTGTTTTGCCCACATGGAAACGGAATTGGTGGAACTAATATGGTATATATTCCAGAAAAGGATGTATATCGGTTAATAATGAGAAGTAATCTTCCTAATGCCGAACAGTTTCAGGATTGGGTATGTGATGAAGTTCTTCCTTCTATCCGTAAGCATGGCATATATGCTACCGATAATGTTATAGACCAGATACTGAATAATCCGGATTTTGGTATTGAACTTCTCACTAAGCTAAAAGAAGAACGGTCTGCACGTATTGAAGCCGAGAAACAGGTTGCTGTTCTTACCCATGTAAATAAGACCTATACATGTACGGAAGTCGCTAAAGAATTGGGGTTTAAATCAGCAATTGAACTCAATAACCGTTTAAAAGAACTTGGTGTACAGTACAAAGTTAATCAGACATGGGTTCCATACACCAAATATGCACCCCTTGGCTGGTTTGATATAAAGCAAGAGGTTGCAGATAATGGTCATATCATCTACCATAGAAAGATAACTGGAATTGGTAGGCAGGGTATCATTAATCTTATTAATTCTTAGTTGCTATAAATAAAGGGGTGCATTCGCATCCCTTATATTCATCCATACATTGCGGCTTATAATAAGCTATAACAGACACGATAAGAAAAAGTATCTATACGGTCATTTCTAATACATTCAGGCTCAAAATTCTTCTTTTACGTAATTGAAAGGACCGTAAATTATGCGGACGGAATATTCAAATCCAGCATTTTGGGCTAATTCTTCGTCATAATTTATAATGTCTATATGGACAGCACCAGTATAATTCCCTTCTAAAAACGATTTCGAACTACCGTTCCATAGTGGGGATACACCTCCAACGTATAAGTCGAATCCGTTATCATCTGTAAAAGAAGATAAATTGTATTTTTTCGATAAAAGAGATCTCATTTCGTCTTGTTTGTCAATGGCTTCTTTTTTCGTTTTTGCATTTAGGATAAATATGCAAGCATTAAAATAGCTATTAATACCGTCTGATTGAAAAAGGAAATATACAGAGTTAAAATCTACACCTGCATATTTTATGTTTTTAAAGACTATGTGTTTATTGTCAGAAAGATAGCCTTCTGTTCCATATTTGTTTCTTAATACAGGTAGGGCTTTTTCTCTGGAAATTCCAAAAGGTATTCCGCCAATAGCTGTTATTTGCTCTTTTTTTAAATTGGCTTCCACAATAGAATCAACAACAACCTGTGAAGAATCCATGTTTATATTAAGTGAGTCTTTAGATGTCAAATTTCCATATTCTTGCGCATTTGCAAAGACTGGTACAATAAACATTAATATGATTAGGATCTCTTTCATACTATTTGGTTTTAAGTTCAACATTCACGCTAACTGGGAACTCATTTCCGCAATGTGGGCATTTGACAGAATGGTCGTTTGAGGGAAGCTGCACTTCTTCCGGGGACGCGAATAGCTGCCACATGGGGACGTTGAGGGCAGTGGCGATTTTAGATAATGTTTCGTAAGTGGGATTTTTTAGCATAGCATTAAAGTTTTGATTCTTAATATTTAAGCGTTCAGATAATGCAGTTTTAGTTATTCCCTTTTCTTTCATTAATGATATAATTCTTTCCATACTCTTTTAATTTGGGGATAAAGATAATACATTATTGATATTGTAATATTACAATATTGATAAATAAAGTTAATGTAATGTTTTAATATTATAACATTCTTGGTAAATCAATATTATAATATTAGTTTTACATCATCAAAAATAACTCATAAATAAAAAGAATATGAAACGTTACAATTTATCAGACATAATGAAGAGAGCGCATTACATTTTCAATCATACCTTCAATGCTACATTTAGTTACTGCCTTAAAAAAGCATGGGCTGAAGCTAAGGAAGCAGCAAAGATTAATGAAGAAAACGCCAAGCGTGCAGCCGAATACAAATCGAAGTACGGCAATCGTGACTATAGAAACTACCGTTCCTATTACGGTTCACGCATGGGACGTAATGATTGGAACCGTGATTATCGTAACGATATAAGAACAGCGATAAACCGTTCGATTAATTTATAAAACACAATACTTTAATATAAAAATATAGAGCAATGGATCATATTTTGAATTCAACCGTTGAAATGAGCCAGGCAGAATTGATTCTTCAACTGGCCAAAACCAATGTGGAACAGGAAAACAGGCTTAAATCTACAGAACTAAGGTTAGGCGCGCTAGAAGATGAGGTTAAAAAACTTTCCCAAAAAGCTATTGGTGAATATGGGTGTTCCACTATGTCTGCATACGTGCAGAGGCATAAGCTCCCCATTTATGTAAGTGACATTTCGAAGCTCGGCAATGACGCTACACGTCTGTGTAGGAAAAGGGGGTATCCGGTAAATAAGGTGAACATAGACCGTTTCGGTGTTGTGAACGTTTATCCGGACTTCATATTACAAGAGCTTCTTGATGATTACATAAGAACTACACAGCGTCTTAATGGAGCTATAATGAAACCAATATAAACTCATACAATGGAATACAAGGTCTCAAAAAAGGGTTCAAATGTTGTTTTCAAGTTTGAAACTTATAAGCAAGCAGCGGATTTCTGCTATATGTATGTAATGGCAGAGCAGGTGAAAGGAAATAAGTTCCCGGAACTTTCAATAAACAAGGTCAGGGAATAGAATTTAAGAGCAATGGAAACACGTGGAAGTGTCCTGCCCTAAGTAATTATTAGAGCAGGTTTTGTAAGAAATATTTTGCCACATATAAAAAGCGTAAGTGCCGTATGGGGGTTAACCAACGTTCTCATTTATGACGCCCTACCGTCAATTCGGGCGGTAGGTTTAGAGTAATTATCACAGTAAAAACACATCGTTATGAAGATAGAGATAGATTATAATCAGTACATGGCAATGCTGAAGGCATTTACGGAATATGCCCAATGTAAAGCAGAATGTTATCGCTTGCAAGCTGAAAACGAAAATTTAAAGCATGAGGTATCAGAACTGAAATCTTGTGGTTCTCATATAGATGAATACGAGGCAGAGAAAGGCAATCTGTTTTTTCTTGACTTCTGTATGAATTGAGCATTAGATAACTGGTTCTAAGCGAATATTGTGATTTAGAATAATAACTATCATCCTCGATGATTTCAGGTTATATGGGTATAAAAATGGTGTGTAAAATGATATTATTAGTAACATAAATAATAGTAATATGGAGAAAGAAATTAAGGAAATAAGCGATTTTCTGAATATCACATGTCAGAATAATCCAGTAGAAATACAAGAAAGAATTGCGGCTACTATGGTATATGTGGTAAGGACCGGAGAAATGCTTGCTGAAGCAAAAAGAATGCTTCGAAAGAAAAAATCTGATGAAATACAAAATACCATTATTAAGATAGCGCAGGAAAATTGCTTGTCTGCAAAGGTGCAAAATGCTTTACTTGACAGTATCGCAGAAGAAGAATCATTTTTGGTGGACCGCCTAGATAGACTTAATGCTTCAGCAACACATCAGTTAGATGCATTACGCACTCTGCTAAGCTATGAAAAGGAAGCTTTGCGGTTAAATAAGACTGGATATTAGAAAAAAAGTTAATAACGGGAAAATAAAAGGCACAAAGTGATTGTTTTTACTTCACTTTTAATTAGCTTTACACCGTGAAAATAATAAATGCGATTGGTGGAACTCTCGTATGATAAAGATATAATTTAGCTCTGTATGAGTAGTTGTTTCCGAGTTCCACAAATAGAAACAATGAAAATATAGAGCTTATTTTATTTCTATCGTAATATCCTTTTGGTATAATAAAACACTTCTGTAGTAGATATGGACATTATTTAAAAATATATGACTTATATAGAACTGATTAATTGGTTTTGGTCTCTTGACGAAGACTGGGAATTTACCTGCTGTGAAACGAGGCTTTATTTTTACTTGCTAAAAACAGCGAATCGTTTAGGCTGGGTGGATAGCTGGACGCGTAGTGATACAAAGGTATCATCTGACGTGGGAGTGTCGGTCAACTCAATGAAATCAGCACGTAACAGATTAGTTCAGGCGGGTCTTATTACATTCAAATCAGGCGGAAAAGGGCAACGGGACAAAACAAGGTATCAGATTAGCTATCAAAATTTGACACCTAAAGTTGAACCTAAAGTAGAACCTAACCTTATACCTAACCATGAACCTAAAGTAGAACCTAAGCCCTTACAGTATAATGTACGCGCATTAGACAAAGATAAAGACAAAGATAATTATCTCTCTCCCCCGCGCGCGTATGAAGAAATTCCGACTGGGATTTTTGAAAGGGGGCTGGATGAGTGCTATGAAGAATTGAAGTCGAATAGTTCATGGATGGAAGCTGTCTGCATGAATACTCGTTTATGTGGGTATAAGGATTTCGCGCCTCCTGATTTTTATGATTATTTGGAGAAGTTCTTTATGAAGCTCCAAAACGAGGGAGAAACTGTTAAATCACCCCAAGATGCAAAATCGCATTTTGCCCGATGGCTGAAAATTGAACTTGAAAAACAACGGAACAATGGAAACAACAATAGGCGCAATTATACAGACAAACAGGAAGTTAACGCCTACGCTCTTAGCTTGCTACAACAACATAAGCGAGACCTCGAAGAAGACTTGGCTGACCAGATGGAAAGACCGTTCTGAGGTTGAAAGGGTGTTTTCACCGGTCCAGTGGGGATATTCCCTTCAAAACCCGGAAAGGGCTTATATGGCAGACTGTCCATCGCTGATGCAGTATGATGCGCTTTACGGCTGTGGCTCTTCCGAATATTGGATTGACATACAGGTGTCCGGCATATTCGGGGCTTCCAACAGCAAAGAAAAGGGCGTTGCCGATGGGATAAGAATCTTTTGTCAGTCATTTGCCTCACAAGTCAAGGCTTACAAGCTTTCCGAACTGATGCTGTTTTTCGCACGCTACAAGGCCGGGAAGTATGACAATTCATTCGCGTCTTTCGATGCCAGAAGAATAGGCAACGCCTTCTTCAAGGAGTTCAAGCCCGAAAGGGATCATGAGCTGGACGCGATAAACCGGAAAAGGGTGCAGGATGAGATAGATGGCAGAAGATTCATTCCGCCCGAAGGTTATTCTTCCCTGACTTTATACAACGAATTGAAACGTCGGGCGGAATCTGGAGATGAGAAAGCCAGAAAAATGCTGATGTCACCATGAGGGTAGCCTAATTTATAGCGAACAATTAAAGTATAACAGTAATAATATAAACATCTGATTTTTAGCATGTTAATTAATTGTAAAGTCGTGTAAACAAAAGAAGTAATGTTTGTTTACAAGTGGCAAATTAGCTAACTTTATATCTGTAAATCAGAAATATATAAAACATAAGAGCAATGAAACAAAATAAAAGAATCATGAATACCGAAACGCTTATAAAGATACGTGAATGGGAAGCGGAACGCGACAGGAACCTGCGCATCCACTGTCCTCTTGTAGCCGCCAATTCCAAAGATGGATTGACAGGGCAAAGAAAGAAAACGATATACCGCATTTCCAGCCCCGTGGCAAGATTTTCAACAAGAAAGCCTGTAGTTGATACTTTCATGCAGGAAAATTCATTATACGGCTTTAAAATAGATTGTATCAAATAAAATAATTGGTAAAAAATACACGATCATGCAAGGAACTGACAAACTGAATACGATAACCAACATCGTATTTGTCCTCACGGACGTTTTAGAGACAAACCTTCTAGAAATGCAGCAGAAATACAAGAAGGAAGGCTTTGAACTCAGACACGATTCAAAAAGAAACTTCAACACAGCCATAGCCGCGATAAAGAGATTGAAAAGTGATGTGAATCATTGTAGCGAATCCACTCAGGAAAACTTCGGCAATGATTCTGACATGGTGAACGCCATGTTGCTCACACTGATTGATAGGTGCGGTGATGATGACAACCTCGCTTATAAGATGTACGAATACATTAAATCTTTCCCGTCCAAACTGAATTTGGACTTGGATTTGGATAATGCGTTCAGCCACCTGTTTAAAAATGAAAAGTTATGAAATCGCAGAAAGATATCTTAAAATCCATTGAAGGTCTGTCCGATATAGAACTATTTGTTATTGATCTCTTTTGTGGTGCCGGCGGTTTGTCCGAAGGTGTGGAAGAAGCACGATTGGATGGAAATAGATGTGGAAAGGTTGTTTGTTGTGTGAACCATGACAAGAATGCCATCCTTTCACATGATGCCAATATCCCTGATGCACTTCACTTTATTGAGGATATCCGTACACTGGAACTTTCCCCGATAAGCACTATTGTAGAACGTATTCGTCAGTTATATCCTGATGCTATGATAATGCTTCATGCTTCTTTGGAGTGTACCAACTTCTCGAAAGCCAAAGGCGGTCAGCCGAGAGATGCCGACAGCCGGACACTGGCAGAACATCTCTTCCGGTACATTGATGTGATAGATCCTGACTACATTCAGATTGAGAATGTGGAAGAGTTTATGAGCTGGGGAGATATGGACGAAAAAGGGAAGCCTATCAGCATGGACAAAGGCAGGCTTTATCAGAAGTGGGTGCGCAATGTCAAGAAGTACGGTTACAACTTTGAGCACCGCATCCTGAACGCTGCCGACTTCGGTGCCTACACCACAAGGAAACGCTTCTTCGGCATCTTTGCTAAAAAGAGCTTGCCGATAGTATTCCCTGAACCGACCCACTGTAAAGGTGGCAGGCAGGACATGTTTTCTAAGCTGGAAAAATGGAAACCCGTCAAGGAAGTTCTTGATTTTTCTGACGAAGGAACTACCATCTTTAGGGAAAAGCCTCTTGCAGAGAAAACGCTTGAACGCATCTATGCCGGACTTATCAAATTTGTAGCAGGTGGGAAAGACGCCTTCCTCGTGAAGTATAATTCTATGAGCCGTACAGGGAAATATAACGCTCCTGGGATTGACGAACCATGTCCGGTGGTAGCCACGCAAGGCAGACTTGGAGTAGCGCAAGTCTGCTTCCTCTCCAAACAGTTCAGCGGACATCCCGAAAGCAAGAATGTGTCTGTAGAAGAACCGGCAGGTGCAATCACCTGCAAAGACCACCATGTTTTTGTCTCTGCTTATTATGGAAATGGACATAATCATTCGGTAGACCTTCCAGCTCCAACGGTCACAACGAAGGACAGGATGGCTTTAATTGAAAGCCGATTTATGTGTTCTTATAACTTTAAGGATACAGGAAAGGATATTAACCAGCCTTGTCCTACACTTCTGACGAAAGACAGACTTTCTCTTGTATCTCCGTTTTTTATGAACCAATATTCTGGAGGTGGTCAGGTGTCTGATATAAACTCACCATGCCCCGCTGTTACCACAACACCGAAACAAAACTTGGTAACATGCCAGCCGTGGATAATGAATACTGCATTCTCAAATGTAGGTAGCAGTATAGAGGAACCCTCCCAGACCATTACCGCAAACAGGAAATGGCACTATCTGATGAATCCACAGTTCAACAGTGCTGGCGGCTCTGTTGATAGCCCCTGCTTCACATTAATAGCCCGCATGGATAAGATGCCGCCCTATCTAGTAGCAACAGAAAGCGGTCAGGTAGCGATTGAAATCTACGACAATGATAGCCCTATGACCGTGAAGATAAAGGAGTTCATGGCACTGTATGGCATAGTGGATATTAAAATGCGGATGCTTCGCATTCCGGAACTCAAAAAGATTATGGGATTCCCTGAAGATTATGTTTTAATAGGCACACAAGCTGACCAAAAGAAGTTTATCGGGAATGCAGTGGAGGTTACACAAGCGAGAAAAAATACTGAAGCACTTTGCAAAGTATTGAGAAAGTTGAGATTGAAGAAATCAAAAGAAATAGCTTAATGGAAAATGGAAAACTTATATTAGATGCCTGCTGTGGCAGTAGAATGTTTTGGTTTGACAAACATAATCCTCTTGCCTTATTCGTTGATAAGAGATCGGAGATAGTAACAGCCAAGGATAGAGATAAAATCAGGACCATAGAGATAAAACCGGATATAATAGCCGATTTCACCCACTTGCCGTTTGAGGACAATTCTTTCTACATGGTGGTATTCGACCCACCGCACCTGAAAACACTTGGTACAACCTCATGGATGGCTAAGAAGTACGGGAAACTGCCGAAAGACTGGCAGTTACTCATACACGATGGATTTACTGAGTGTATGCGCGTCTTGAAGCCTAACGGCACGCTTATATTCAAATGGAACTAGAGTGAGATAAAAGCTGCGGAAGTTTTGTCTGTTATCCCGTTCAAACCTCTTTTCGGACATACTACTGGAAGACAGAGCAAGACAATATGGATGTGCTTTATGAAATTGCCAATTAACGAATAACCGAATAAAAATGAAGCAAATAGTGATTGGCGATAAGCCTTTAATGCAAATATCAGAAGAGGATATTTTGCAGGTTGCAGTAATTCAAGGATGCTGCGCTCATCCTGACTATTGGAATTATCCAACTTTGACTGAGTATGATAATACCATGTTTAGAGATTCAGTATGGTGTTCATACAAATCTACACGGAAAGAGGATAATCGAGATAGTGGCGAACTTACTTTCTTTTTGAATACCAAGGATTTGTCCTACCACTATCATAGAGAGTGGTCAACAGAAAAATGGCATGGAGAACGTCTTGGGTTAAATGCAATAAAGTTATTGATTGAAAAGGGCTATGATGTGCCAATTTATTAATTCAAATAGGAACAGAAAGGAGCTAAACATGGATATTAAAGATCATATTAACCTAATTAAAAATCATGGGTATAAAGGTAAAATTGGAATCGTGAAACATTCCATAAATGGGATCGTTATGCTTGCTGCGAAGGAAGGTGATGTAGTTTTATACAGACCTTACGATGTTAGAGAATCCGAAAGCGAAGAAGTACAAGAATATGACAGAACGCATTGCTCTATTGAAAAGCCTTACAGTGAGGAAGAAATTCAAAAACGATTAAAAGAGGGGAATGGAATCAAAACCTATTCAGTTTGTGTAGGCGTCCCTTTGTCTATGATTGAAGAAATAGTAATTAGTTAATTGTAAGTATTAGAAATGAACACAACATTTGAAAAATCGTCTAATTCTACCGATGAATGGTACACACCGAAAGAAATTATAGATGCATTAGGAAAGTTTGATTTAGATCCATGTGCTCCGGTTAACCCACTTTGGGAAACAGCCACACAAATGTATAACAAGAATGATGACGGACTATCGCAAGAGTGGAAAGGTCGTGTATGGCTCAATCCGCCTTACTCTCGTCCTCTTATTGAACGGTTCGTTAATCGGTTGGCAGAGCATGGCAACGGAATTGCATTACTCTTTAATCGTTGTGACTCAAAGATGTTTCAAGATGTAATATTTGAGAAGGCAATAGCGATGAAGTTTTTGCGTAATAGGATTCGTTTCTTTCGCCCGGACGGTACGCGCGGAGATTCACCCGGTTGTGGTTCCATCTTAATCGCTTTTGGTGAAGAGAATGCAGAGATACTAAGGACTTGTTATATAGCAGGTAAGTATGTACGAATCAATTAGAGTAAAACGGAATAAATATTAACAACAGAGCGAAATTAGCCATTGCCAATTTATGCAGAACATATCTGCATTTAAACGGATTCCTGTCAGATTCATAGAATGATAAAGTGTTTGATAGGATACGTAAATGGCAGGACAATAACAGGGTTGAGATAACGGATGCGCAACTTAACTCTGCGGATTTCACCTACAATGACGATGCCAAAGACGATAATTATGAATAAAACGATAAAGAAAATGAATTAAATAGCCTTGGACGGGCTTTGTAAAATCCATATTGATATGAAAAAGTATATTGGAACAAAACAGATTGAGGCAGAACCTATGACAAGAGGTGATGCGTGGGGAAAACATCTTCTTAGAGAAAAACCGTCAACGGAAAATTTTGATGATGAAGGCTATCATGTCCGTTATGAAGATGGATATGAAAGCTGGAGTCCTAAAGATGTCTTCGAGAAGGCTTATCACGTGGCTGATACCCCTCTTGACCGTATGTATATCGAATATAATGAGTTGATGGACAAACATCATAAGTTAGTCCTGTTTCTTGGTCGAAAAGATGCTGTTGAAATAGCTGGTGAAAATCAGGTTGCTTTAATGAGGCTGCAAAAAATACAGATGCACGACTATCTTATTACCTTGAAATTTCGCATTGACTTAATGAAGAAATGAATATTACCTACGGTGGTTGAATGTCTGCCGTATGGCTAAAAACCATTCAGAGAAGAATAATATGGCAAAAATTTATGTAGCAAGTAGCTGGAGAAATCCTTTTCAACAAGAAGTTGTAAATATTCTCCGTGATTTAGGACATGAGGTCTATGATTTTAAGAATCCCCCACATGGGAATGGTGGTTTCCAGTGGTCTGATATAGACCCTGATTGGCAGAACTGGACAACTAAGCAATATCAAGAAGCACTTAATCACCCAATTGCGCAGAAAGGTTTTGATTCAGATTTCAATGGTATGCAGTGGGCTGATGTCTGCGTTATGGTTCTTCCTTGTGGTCGATCTGCTAACACAGAAGCCGGATGGATGAAAGGCGCAGGTAAAAGGGTAATGGTTTATTCTCCCGAAAAGCAAGAGCCAGAACTGATGTATAAAATATACGATTTTGTGAGTGACAACATATTTCATATCAACGATAAGATAATTAACGTATAACAGATTAGAAGGAGGGTAATTATGGGATCATTTATAGCCCAACAGCCAAACGGCTTATATTGTAGGTTTAGTACAATTGTTGATACAGTCACGCACTACAATATGACAAAAGATGATTACATAGAAGTATGCAAAGACCGATTAGGAAAGAAACGTGGAGAAGAAGAGGCTAATGATATTTTAAAAAACGATCTGCACCCTTTTAACGATGTTCTTGAGCGATTTATTCCTAATAATGATTCGGTTGAAGAGTTTAATATCCGCTTGAAAGAAATGGGATATATGGATGAGTTTAATGGATAATCCTAAAAATGAAGAAATTATTGAACAAGATAGATATGAAACAGACAGTAGAAGAAGCGGCAAGGGAATATTCCAATGATTGCAGAAACAGGCAGCGTCATTGTGAACCGTACTGCATTGTTGACTTTATTTCTGGTGCAGAATGGCAGTCGAAGCAATCTCCGTGGATAAGTGTTAAGGAGCGGTTGCCGGAGGAAAACAAAGAATATTTAGTCGTTCTTGACAATAGAGTGATATACGTAGCTCAATATAATAAGAATAATAAATCTTGGCTCATATATGGAACTGGATATACTTATAATGTTGTCGCTTATATGCCCATCCCGTCTTTCGATGAGATACTCGAAGAAAACAGGGATGTACTAGAACGGATTAAGGAGAAAGGAGATTGAGATATGAAATTAAGACAAGCAAAAAAGATAATGAAGAATATCCGTAGAAATGCACGCATGGAGTATTTATACGGATTAGGACGCTCGATGAAGGCAAATGCTATTTGCGTTAGACACTATGGCAGAGTGGACAAATTTACAAAGCTAATCAATCAAATAGGAGATAAAGACCCTCTATTAGCAATTAAATTAATTAGACAATATGGAAATAAAGAACGTAGGACAACTTAGAAAAATAATTGAGAATCTTCCCGATGATTACGAAATAGAAATGCGTATTAGACGCAAATTGACGGATGAAGAATTGAGAAATTGCAGATACCCTTACCCTTATGATACAGAGTATTTAATTCTGGAGTTTGACGATATAGGCGTTTCTAGCAAAGTATTGTGCTTGGGTGTAACTTCTAATGAATGAACGGTATGGAAATAAATAGCGGAATAATAATAGATGGAGTGCTGCATGAAATGATTGAACTGATTGATGTGTCCAGTCTAAATTTCGATTGCAGTAAATGTTCGTTGAATAAAGAATGCAATAAGTGTAAGATGAGGAATGAATTATATCTGTGCGATGTGATGGGTTGTTTCTTCTTTGTTAATCGTGGCAAAGTAACGGATATTAAAACAGAGGAGGAAAAGGAATGAAAAAAGTATTGTCAATTGAACAGATGAAGCATTTGGGGGATCTTGGTATAGATACAAGCAATGCAAGTATGACATGGATGTTGTATCCTTATGAAGAAGACAAACAACCTAAATTAAGTTTACGTGAATGGAATACTTTCAAGGAACCATTTAGGATACAACATTGTATCCCTGCATTTACTTTGCTTGACGTTTTAGAATTGTTACCGAAAGAAATAAAAACAGGTACAGATAATTATTGGCTTACAATGTCCCATGATAGCGAAAAATGGTATATATGCTACTCGGAGTTTGACTACTATAAAGAATTTAGGTCTCATTCATTAATTGATGCGGCATACGATATGTTGTGTTGGTGCATTGAAAACGGATATGTTAAAGTTGGAAAGGAGGAATAATTATGGGATTCACAACACCGTGTTTTATAAGAAAGAATACCGAAGCACTTAGAAAAAAGCTGGAAGAGGTTGGATATAAAATGCTTTCCCCAATAGAATACGACAATCTCGAATGTAGCGATAATTGGGTTAATGATATAAAATCACTCAACGACTGTAACGGCATTGATTGCGGAACCAACGAGGAACTTTTCCTGGCTTTAGCTGCATTGAGGGATGATACAGATAAGTTTCAGTGGTTTATTTCACCCGAAGGAATTTGGGTTTATAATAAAGACAATGACAGTATATTAGAAGTATCTATTAAATGGCGCAAGGCTACTGTAGACGAACTAATTGAACACTTTAAAATAAAGGAGGAATGATGAAAGCTAAGTATTTTAAAAAGATAAGAAGCCAAGTGAAGTGGTATAAGGTATCATACAGAGATAATTTATTTTTTAGTTTTAGCGATGAGAAAGAGATATTGGCTAAATCTCCTGAAAATGCTTGTGTCAGATACCATAAACGTACTGGATGTTTTGTTAACAAATATAATCCCAATAATATTACACAACATAGTGAAGTTGTTTCAAGGTTCAAAGTATGTATAGGTAAGAAAGTAATGTATTTCGATTAAATAAACAATGGGACAATGAAAGCAAGAATAAAAAGAAAAATACAAAAACGACCATTTTTATATAATGTAGGACAAGTATTTAAGGCTTGTGATTGGCTTACTAGTATTCAACGTGGAAATATGGTTTGGCGTAGGTATCGTTCATTTGGTACTATTATTAAATCAGAAAATTAAATATGAAAGCAAGAGTAAAATCAACAGGGGTTTTGGTAGATGTAATTCCCCGATTAAACATCAACTCTCAACATAGCAGAGATTATTTATATGTATGCGATAACATAGTTTTCAGAGAGTGTGAACTTGACTTTTTAAATCTTGGAAATTCAGCTATTGACTGGGAACAGCGTAGATACGAACTGGCTAAATCCGCAATGCAAGGGATTTTAAGTGACAATACAGAAGTTGGTTACGCTTGTTCGGAAGCAGATTACAAGAAAGGAGAGAAACATACAATACCTATAAGCATTGCTCGGTTTGCAATTGCTTGTGCTGATGCTTTAATTAATGAACTAAAAGGAGAATAACCATGGCCGAAGAATTTGTAACATTAGAAACAGCGAAACTGCTGAAAGAGAAAGGGTTCAATGAAAGAAAATATCTCATAGATGTTTCCACTTTGAATCATTGTTATAAATACCTATCTGTTCCTCCGCAATCCGTCGCCCAAAAGTGGTTACGTGAAACCAAAAACATTCATATATGTGTATATAACTGTGCTTGTGGATATGGATACGAAATATCTAAAGCTGACAATGGAACTCATATAACTAGTTCTGTTTATGAAGGACCTAATGATGGTGGTAAATGGGATATTTACGAAGAAGCACTAGAAGCTGGTATTTGGGAAGCATTAAAACTTATATGATTATGGAAAATATTAATTTAAACGAACTACGGGATCGAGCTTATAAGACCGCTTGCGAGCACGGTTTCCATGATAAGGAGCTGAGTAATGAACATCTTCTTTGCCTTGTCATTTCCGAGATTATGGAAGCTGTGGAAGCGGATAGAAAAGGGAAACATGCCGACAGGGAATCTTTCAAGTCTTCTTATGAGGATGAAGAACCGCACGATGATGTCAATTTCAAGTATTGTTTTGAAAAATATATCAAAGATACGATTTCAGACGAACTAAGCGATGCGGTTATCCGCTTGCTTGACCTTGCAGGACTTCGTAATTTCAACCTCAATAGATTTTCGCCTGTTGACGTGGTTTCAAGGGAGAAAACTTTCACGGAAAATATATATGCTATCGTAAAAGAAATAATGGACCGTAAATATTCATTGGAAGAACAAGTTAATTATGTGATTACACAAGTGTTCGCTTTGGCTGATATTCTTGGCGTAGATTTACTCTGGCACATCAATCAGAAGATGAGATACAATGAACTAAGACCTATGTTGAACGGAAAAAGATATTGATTATGAAACGTGAAATAAAATTCAGAGGGAAAGAATTTGAAACAGGACAGTGGATAGAAGGATCTTTGACAACATATCCAAGATATTACCCAACTATTACACTCGTTGAAGATGCTGAACCTATTCCCAAAAAGACAACTTGTGTAGTTCTTCCTGAAACAGTCTGTCAGTTCAGCGAAATAACCGATAAGAACGGTAATAGCATCTTCGAACATGATCTAATACTGATTCATGAAAGCGAAAGTTCCTACCAATTTACAGTTGAAGTACTATTTCATAAAGGAATGTTCTGCTACAAGAACAAGGCATGTGGCTTTACCCCATTGTGGTATGTCAGCGATAGATGCGAAGTGATTGGTAATGTGTTTGATAACCCGGAATTGTTGAAAGGAAGTAAGCAATGAAGCACATATTTTACTTATTGGTGGGATTTCTTGCTTTCTATGAAATTATGAAAGCCTTAAACTGTAAGAGAGTATATTCCCGCACATACAAATATAGATATCTTCCCAAGGAAAAGATAAAGGCATATTTAAAAGAGCATCCTATGCTTCTTCTAATGAGTGTTCTGGATATTTTTGGATGGATAACATTAATGGCAGGACTAATGACAAGCCAATGGGTTTGTTTTTTGGCGGTTATGGTTCTATCCCTATCAAGATTTCAAAGCCTTGGCAGTTGGGCTGTATGTATAGACAGCATCATCACTGTGGCTATTTATTTGTTTGCCATTATTAATACTTATCATTTACATATAGAATTATGAACAAGTTAGAACACATATCCACAATTGATTTCTGTTACTGGCGGTTGAAAATTCTCTGTGAACAACTTTCTAAACCCAAATCAAACATAGAGATAATGGTTGACAACGCTTGCGGTTATAATGAAACTGAAGAAATAAGAAAGGAAGGTATAATACTTTTAGAGCAGATTATCGAAAGCAAGAAGGCTATCAGTGCTGATTACTTAGGGGATAGCAAGTTTTTAGATAAATTAAAAAAGGGAAATGGTTGAGCTATACAAAGTAACCATTTCCGATGCATCATCTGTATTATGTTTGCTGTTTTACTCTAAAAGTTAAATCTTTGGTTATGAGTATTTTACGACTAAAATAATTGTGTAAATATTTGGCTAATTCATTGATAATGAGTATCTTTACAATACTTAAAAGAAACCAATATTACTAACAATTAAAAGACAAGAGCAATGAAAGCAACAATCGAATTAACAAAGAAGACAGCTTTAGAAGAAATTATTAATAGCAATGATATTGATACAATAAAGTCTTTGATAGAACGCAAAGAGATGTCGTTAAAAGAAGCAGAAGAAAATGCGGCATTCTACGAAAGTATCTGTAATGAAGACTTTGCAAGTAATGAAAGGCAGAGAGCCAATAGACTTATTCGAGATATAGAAATATTAAAGTTAGCAATTTAATACATAAGAGCAATGAACACATATTACAAGTTTGCGCCAAACGTGTTTTTGGCAAAGTGCGAAGAAAAGCACGAAAAAGGTGAAGAGATTCTAGTTACAACCAAGTATGGCAAAGAAAATGCTTGCATAGTTTTTAATCTGATAGCCGAAAAAAGTGGCTTTTACTACTATTCCATCGTCAGAGCAGATGGTTTCAATGTTCAAGAGTGGGCGAAGCAAAGAGCGGAATGCAGAAGGGAATGGGCTGCATCCGCAACACAGAAGAGCAATGAGTATTTTCAGAAATCAAACAGACATCAGGATTTCCTTTCTTTGGGTGAGCCTATCAAAGTTGGACACCATAGTGAACGAGGACATCGCAAAATGATAGATGATGCCTGGAATAACATGGGGAAAAGCGTTGAGTTCAGTGATAAGGCAAATGAACATGAAAGAGTGGCCCAATATTGGGAGAAGCGTGCCAACATGATCAATTTGTCTATGCCGGAAAGCATTGACTTCTACGAACACAAGTTGGAACAAGCGAAAGAATACCATGAAGGTGTAAAGTCTGGCAAATATCCGCGTGAACATGCTTATACTCTTACTTATTCCAAGAAAGCAGTTAATGAAGCACAAAAGAATTACGAACTGGCTAAAAAGTTGTGGGGAGATGAAAACGAAAACCAATAAAGCGATTTCATTACTCCAGTGCGGTGATTTAAAAGCCGCACTAGCAATATTCTCTACCTTTCGCATAGGGTTTACCAAAGAAGAACAGAGAACCTTGAAAATAGCAAGTGAAAGTCTTTCTGGTAATTCTTCTTTCTACCGCCAACTTGGAATTGACATCGACAAGGAGATAGAGAAAAGCAAGTCTATTATTACATCGAAGTACTTGAAAATGAAATAGTTAAACAAAGTTTAAGCCATGCATATTTCTAATTTAACTTATTGGTAATCAATATATTATTTGTATCTTTACATATCAAAAATAACAGATTAATCAATAAGAGCAATGAAGATTACACAAGAAACAATTAGCAAATTAAATGAACTTGGTTACAATGTTTGGGCAGATGATAGATACGGTTTTGTCGATATGAACGATTATAAGAGTGCTACTCACATAGGTATAGGAACAAAAAGTCACTCGGATGACTGGTTCTGCAAGTCGTTGAAAACTCCAAAGGAAAAAGAAGTCACTGTTGAATGGGTGCTTGATAAAATCAGTAAAGAGAATAGATATAAAAGTTTGTACGAATATCTTCAAAAGATAGCAGATAAAAATAGTATTAGCATATATCCTGCATCTTATGGTATAGGAGTTGCTTCTTTGTTCAATCGAAGTAAGGACATTGAAATGGTTTCTAATAAACTTCATTCTTTGGGCTTAAAATTTAAAAATGAATTGTCGCAAGGTGGTTGGGTTTATCGTTTTATTGTAAGTAAGGATAGTGAAAACATGAGAGTTCTTGAATCACTTAAATCAGCATAATATGAGCAAGATAGAACAAATGACATCCGAACTTAACCAGGCATTACACTCTAATACCTACCAGTTCGAGATTGATACCGAAGATTTTGTTTTTGGATTCAAAAGTACCATAAGAAAGCGTACCAAAAATCTAGTGAAAGCTTTGAAGTTGGAGCAAAAGGTAAGAAAAGACTGTGGACGTTTCCTGTCCGATACGGTTAGAATCGTATCTGTAAGAATATACAAGAACAGTGAGTTGAGAAAAGAACTTCATGCTAAAGAAATAACAGCATCATATAAGGATAAAATATAGAGCAATGAAAACATTGAAAAAATTAACAAGCAAAGAAAGCTTTGCCATCCTTAGAGAAATAGAAAGTAAGAAATGTCCTACTGGCGTCAAGTATTCAGAGTGGAGAGCGGAAAGAGACAGATTACAGACGGAAGCCATCAGAAATTTAGTTCCCGAAGTCGGGTTAGGTTGTACCGTATGTTACTATTCTGACAAGCGAGCAGCTACTGTAACCAAAGTTGTTTCTCCCTGTAAGATTGAAGTCACATTTAACCAAACGGAATGTATTGACTACTATGCTGGTGATTATAGGATTTTACCAGAACTTGAAGGTGGTGCAAAGGTATTTACTAAAAGGAGAAATGGCTGTTGGGTGGCAGATGGACAAGCATACAAGGACGGTGTTTTACTTATGCTTCATTATCAAAGTCATTATATTGATCCACATTTTTAGTATTAAAAAAACAATGAGAACAACAGTAAAAGTGTATTTACAAGATGAACAAGGCAATAAAGACTGGTTCGTTACCCCTATCAACTTATCGGAGCAAGAAGCTTACAAATATTATTTCGGTAATACCTTCAATATGGGATGTGAAATGGATCATATGATGAAATGTTATAAGGTTGAGACAATAAAATCATCAAATTAGATAAATTTATGACTAAAAGTGGCGCTTTTTATGTCATATTTTGTATCTTTACACCATAAAAATGAAAAAAGAGCAATGAAAATTTACACAAGTTATTTCGGAAATAGCCGAAAATTGAAAGAAGCTGGAATTAAAATTATTTGCGTAGCCATTGGTAAGCCTAGATTTATGGTTAACGTTCCTCAAATGTTGAACGTTTGTCCTACCCGCTATATGGTAAGTGGACCTTGTTCTCATGATGAGTATCTTAAGCTTTACGACAGGATTCTTGCGAGTCAAGATGCTAATAAGGTAATCGAACAAATCGAATCATTAAGTGAAGGCAAAGATGTCGCTCTCTGCTGTTACGAAAAACCGGGTGATTTCTGCCATCGGCATATTTTGGCTAAGTGGCTTACTGAAAAGACAGGTATTGAAATCAAAGAGTTTGGAGTTGTTGAGAAGAAAGAACCTAAGTATGAACAAGCAAGTTTGTTTTGAGTATGAGAAGAAATATTAAGTTTAGAGGTAAACACGTTGAAAGCGGAAAATGGATTATCGGTTGGTTATTTCAAGACGATGACGACCACTTTCCAATGATTCATCAAGGAGGTACACTTGACGATTGGGAGCAAGTGAAGGAAGACTCTGTTGGTCAGTTCACAGGCTTGCTTGACAAGAATGGGGAAGAAATATATGAGGGTGACATTGTTGAACGAATAGTTACAGATGGATATGACTATGGGTTTATAGGTGAAGTGAGTTTTGATAACGGAGTTTTTGGTATAAAACATAAAACTTATAAAGGTTACATTGTGTCAGATTTTGTATATTCCTCAGATTGGAATGATGGGCATGAACATGGAGTCGTTTTATATGAATATGAAATAAAAGGAAATATATACGATAACCCAGAATTATTAGCCAACCATCAATAGCGTTTGATGGAATGCTGCCAGATTTGCCAAGCAAGCGGTGGTTTGACAGCATAGGCAAAAGGGAATTTAGCAAAGATGGTCTATGCGTCGGACTGAAAATCCGAAGAACAAGGTTCGAATCCTTGAGTTCCCACAGCCTTGTATCAATGAACGCACCATTTTCTAAAATTTGAGGTTGTTATGGGAGCAACCGATATATAGAAGAAAATAGTAGATTGAGAGAGTATGGTAAAACCCATATAAGTCCAAAGGGTATCAATCAAGGTGGATCTTCACAAAATCATGTGAATGTTGACTGTGGCTACATGGCGGTTCATAATGTTGGCAGCTCGGAAAGACGAGCGTTTGCGGAAATAGCTCATCGGTAGAGCGTTGGTATTCCAGCCAAAGAGTGGGGTTCGACTCCCTGTTTCCGCTCAACCCTTATAGTAGCGATAAGCAAAAGCAAAAACATTAAAGCTTGTGTAGTTTACGGGGTGATGGAAATTGCCATCTGACACGACTGTAAAGAAGCCGAATAGATTGCATAAGTGTTCTTGTGAGTGGCTTATAGATGATTGAATTTTGTGTTAAGTACCTGCCGAGCGTATTTTTGGCAGGCTTAACGCAAAATGTATATGAAGTTATATACACCCTAAAGATATGTTTACAGGAACGACACCACCGGAAGTTAAACTGCTCCTTCAGGATTTGATGAAAGGAGTAAAAGGCAAAGATGTTTTTATCGGATGTTCAGGAAACTACACCACCGATAAAATCATGTCAGCTATGGGATACACAGTACATTCTAATGATGTAAGTTTATATTCCAAACTAATTTCTGATCTATTACTTGATACAAATACTGATATTGAAGTTGTGAATCCTGAATTACGTATGGTTTTTGACACATGGGATGACACTAAATACAAAAAACTTATTCAAGTAATGTTTGCAATGAGAGTATCAAACTTTCACCAAAGGAAAAACGATTACCAAGAAGAAATGTTTAACGCTTTTATTGAGCAATCAAAAGTTTATTATCATAATACTATATCTAAGATTGAAAAAGGCGCACTTAATTTTAATATTAAAAGTTTCTTCTATGGTGATTTTTTTGACTTCCTAAAAAGTAAAAAAGGTAAAGGTGTTGGTATAAGCTTTCCTCCTACGTATAAAGGAGGGTATGAGAAGATGTTTAGCTATGTCGAAGAAAGCTTTAATTATATGCACGCTACTTATAACGTCTTTGATCCAAAAGAGGGCGGAAGTATATTCAAGACTCTTCTTGAGAATGATGAAAACATCATCTATTCTGATAGATATTTCAAGGAGATAGACAACTTCCTTGTTGGCAAAATAAACTTGGGGCTAGGCAAGAATCCTATATACACTTACTCTAGCGTAAATCAAAACAAGAATTATTACATCGAACGCGATAAAAATGTAAATCCATCATGTATTCACATTTTACCTATAGATTATGAATTTACAGATATTACTACACTATCTGTAAAATTATGTTCAGTTAGTGATGTGAATTATTATAAAGCGTTTTACATGGCAAACAAGGTTAATTATACAACTGGTGGAGATTTAGGTATGGTATTTATGGCTGACGGTAAAGCGTTTGGATTTACTTCTTTCAGCAAACAGTTATCTACACTTGAAAAGATATTTATGCAGAGTGATTTTGTTGTAAACTCAAATACACAGAGGCTTAGTAAATTACTGATTATGCTTACTAAGTCCCACGATGTGAGGATGCTCATTGCAAGAAAAATGGGTCACTATTATGAAGGGATTAAGACAACTGTGTATACATCTTCACCAGTAAGTATGAAATACCGCAGTGTATTCAATCTTGACAGGAGAGATGAAGGCAAACTAATGTATTCTGCTAATTTTTTAGATGATTCATTAAAAGATTTATATAAATTATGGTTGAAAAAATACAAGAAGTGAAAGATGTTCATCTTATTCAAGAGAAATTGGGGGATGTAAACAAATTGATTGCTCCGTATAAGTTAGCATATGTAAGCCCCATAGATGATTGCGTTCCATTGGAGAAGAATGCTCACTATATGGAAAAATCCACACTGGATAGACTAACTGCAAATGTGGCTGAAGACGGTTTTTTATCTCAGCTTCCATTCGCGATGAAACGAGATGATGGGAAATATCTTATTTTGTCGGGAAATCATCGTTTAAAAGCTGCTATTAAAGCTAAACTGGAATATATTCTAATCTTGTATATTGAAGAGGTTGATAAAGACAAACAGATTGCCTATGTGCTTAGTCATAATGCTTTAGTAGGAAAAGATGATGCCCAAATGCTTAAGGAAATTTATAGTGAGATGCGCACTATTGAAGCAAGAGAGTTCTCTGGTCTTAACGGTATTCAATTTATTGATACAGATAAGATCCCTACCGTTTCTATTAATGATGGGGATATAGAGCTTACGGAAATGAAGTTCTTGTTTACAGAAAGTAGGAGTAATGATGTCAAAGCTGTTCTATCTGAACTTGAAAAACAGAAAATATCTGCAAATAGTTCGATAGTTGTAGGTTCTTATGAAGAATTTATAAAGGTAGCTACAGAAGTAAAGAAGAAGTTTAATATAAAGAGCAATACTGTTGCTTTTGCTCGTATGGTTGATATCTGCAAAGCTTATTTGCAAGAAATAAAAGACAAGGAGGTGTAATATGGCAGGTAGAGGTAGACCCAAATTAGGAATGTCCCTTTATGATAAATATATAAAAGGTAAAGAGGATATTATTATAGCAGACTGTAGGAATGGAGCTGATAACAAAGGTTTATGTGTACGTCTTGGAATAGGACTTACGACATTTAAAAGTATATTAAAAAAGCATCCTGAAGTTGTAGACTTATTGAGAGAAGGTAAGGAAGAAGCTGACATGAAAGTAGAGAGTGCTCTATATAAAAGAGCCATTGGCTATGATATCGAGGAAACTACAACTGAGGTGAAAATAGGAGAGGATGGATCTGGTCAAACGACTGTGGTGAAAAAAACGAAAAAACATATTGCGGGAGATACAACAGCACAAATATTTTGGTTAAAAAATCGTAGACCAAATGAATGGAAAGATAAACAAGAGGTAAATGCTACTAATGATGATTGGGTAGATGCTTTAAAATTATTAACCAATTCATATAAGAATGGGAACAAATGATGAAAGAAAGAAACTCATAAGTGAAATTATAGCGTATTGGTCGAAGGATTGGAATAAATTTGTCCGTGATGCCTTATGTGCAAGATTAGACCATGATCAGCAATCTATTATTGAGTCTGTTCAATATAACCCTATGACTGCTGTCGCAAGTGGAACTTCTCGTGGAAAAGATTTTGTGGCAGCCTGTGCTTCGTTGTGTTTTATGTATCTTACGCCTAGATTTAATGAAAGAGGTATACTTGTTGGAAATACTAAGGTGGCCATGACAGCACCAACAGGGAGACAGGTAAAAAATATTATGACTCCTGAAATCAGAAGGTTGATTCGTGCGGCAAGGACAAAATTTCCTTTTTGTTGTCCGGGCAGATTGGTTGCTGATGATATAAGAACGGATTATGAAGAATGGTTTTTGACAGGATTTAAAGCGGATGACAATGCAACTGAATCATGGTCTGGATTTCATGCGGCAAATACCATGTTTGTTATCACGGAGGCATCAGGTATATCCGAAATTGTTTATAATGCAATAGAAGGTAACTTGCAGGGAAATTCTCGGATGCTCATAGTATTCAATCCTAATATCACTACCGGTTATGCGGCTCGTTCTATGAAGTCTGAACGTTTTGCAAAATTCAGACTTAGCTCTCTAAATGCAGAAAATGTAGTAAAGAAGCAAATTGTAATACCCGGTCAAGTGGATTATGAATGGGTTAAGGACAAAGTGATAAATTGGTGCTCACCTATCCAGCAAGCGGACTTCAACGAAGGTGAAGGCGATTTCAATTGGGAAGGTAAGCTATACCGACCTAACGATTTGTTTCGCGTCAAGGTACTTGGTATGTTTCCTAAAGTGTCGGAAGATGTTCTCATCCCTTATGAATGGATAGAAATAGCAAACAGGAATTGGCAGGAGTTACAGGAAAATGGTTTTATCCCAGCCAAATCTTGTAAGTTAGGTGTTGACGTTGCCGGTATGGGACGCGATAACAGTGTGCTTTGTCCGCGATACGGTAACTACGTTTCTCAATTTGAAGTTCATCAATCTGCCGGGCGTGCGGATCACATGCATGTGGTAGGTATGATGATTCCCTATCTAAAGAAGAAAGGAGCAAAAGCATTTATTGATACTATTGGAGAGGGAGCAGGTGTCTATTCTCGTTTGTTAGAAGAAAAATTTACAAACGCTTTTTCATGCAAATATTCGGAAGGGGCAGATGGCTTACACGATATTACTGGCGAATATGAATTTGCAAATATGAGAGCATACCTATATTGGGCTTTACGTGACTGGCTTAATCCTAAAAATGGTTTTGGTGCCGCTCTCCCACCCTGCGATCAGTTAATGGAGGAGGCTACCGAAACCAAGTGGAAGTTCCTTAGTAATGGAAAGATTATCATTGAGCCTAAAGAAGATATCAAAAAACGTATTAAACGTTCTCCTGACTATATGGATGCATTAGCGAATACGTTTTATCCTAGAGATTATAGCTTTATTAGTGATGAAGAGTTGCTTAAAGACTTTTTGTAGTTGTGTTTTTTTAGTACCTTTGTAACCGAAAACACTCCTTGTTTGTGTTTTCATTGCTCTTATGTGCGCTGGCTTGTGAAAGTCGGCGCATTTCTATTGTACGGTGAGTGTTTTCTTATTGTGCACCTACCTTAGAGGCGTGCAGAGAAAGACGGAACAAATGGCTGCAAAGTCATTGATACAAGTTATGGTAAGTGATTTGGAAGAGAGAGTATCGCATACCCTCTCTTTGTTTCTGGTATTATTTTCCAACAAGTAATAGTAACAGCCAAAAAATACCTAATACTATGGCAATAAATTCGTATGGATCTTCTCTTAAATAATTAAGAAAAAATTTAATTTCTTGTATTATTTTTTGCATGTATAATATTTTACAAAGCCATTTCGTGTTCAAGTTCTTTAGATATGGCTCTATTGATAAACTCATTAATTGTTGTTCCAGTGCTGGAAGCAAAAGCGGCTACACGGGAATGTAAGTCTGGTGACATACGTAGATTTAACTTCCCACTATAAGGCTTTTCAGGCTGTATATTTCTTTCTTTACAGTTTTCAAGATAAAAGTCTATAGATTCCTCAAAGTCTTTACGGACCTCATCTACAGACTTTCCTTCATAAAGGATTGACGCTTTTCTCATCCCTTGCACTTTGCCAAACAGACAATTGTCTTCCGGACTGTATTCTACAGAACCGGAATATCCTTTGTATTTTAAAAGTCCCATACTACTTTGTTTTAGATTGTTTATATTTCTCAATCAAATTGTTTTTCTTTATATGCTCAATTATTCCTTTTATCACGTATGATTTCAAAATGCTTCCGGGATGTGGCTTATGTAAAATGAAAGGAGCTTCTTCGTCTGGTCCTATAAACTCAACACGGGAACCTGATGTAGCACCTTTGTTGCTTTCCTTGTATCCAAAAATCCCGAATAAGCGTTTTGCTTCATCATAGGTAAAATCCTTTGGGCATGACAAAATACGTTCTATTAGTTTTTCCTTTGTACCCATAATCGTTTGTTTATGCAAAGGTACTAAAAATAGTACCAAATACAAACAGATAATATAAAATATTGTATTTAAGGTAAGTTTTTCTGTTGAATATGACATTTTTACAGCCACTTTTATTATATTTGCATCATAGCATTTGATGCTAACGTGCTCCTTCACGTTACCGGGTAGTACGTATTGTGCTATCCGGTTCCTTTTTGGAGCAGTATCATGTGTAACTAATCACCGTATGAAGGAGTACGGAACTACATTATGAACACAATTAAAATTTTTGAGAATGAGCAATTCGGAAAGGTAAGAATTGCGATGGGTGAAAATAACGAACCTTTCTTTTGCTTGGCAGATGTATGCCAGATTTTGGATTTGATTCCCAGTAAGGTAGCGCAAAGATTAGATAAGGATGTACTTTCAAAGTATCCCCTTGAAACAGCCGGTGGAATCCAACATGCAAATTTTGTTGATGAGGATGGTTTGTATGATACAATATTGGATAGTCGTAAGCCTGAAGCTAAAAAGTTCCGCAAATGGGTAACAAGCGAAGTGTTGCCATGTATCCGTAAGACAGGTGGCTACATCGCTACCAAAATGGACGACACTCCAGAAGAAATCATGGCACGTGCGCTTATTGTGGCACAAGAAACACTGAAACGAAAAGAGCTGCGTCTTATAGAGGCTGAGCAGAAGATCCAAAAAGATGCTCCTAAAGTCCTTTTTGCCGATGCTGTATGTACCTCTCAACGTTCGTGCCTTATTGCTGAATTGGCAAAAATTCTCCAACAGAACGGAGTGAATATCGGTCAGAACCGTTTGTTCGGTTGGATGCGAGAGAACGGTTATCTTTGCCAAAAAGGTGATTATTATAATCAGCCAACGCAGAAATCTATGAAATTGGGACTTTTTGAGTTGAAGAAAACATCAATTACCAAGCCGGATGGTTCGGTATTGGTAACAACCACTACCAAAGTAACCGGCAAAGGACAAATATATTTCGTGAATAAATTCCTATCTAAATAATCAATATAAAAAAAGGTGTCAAGTGACACTTTACTATATTTATGGACGAAATAACAGCTATATTAGACATTACGCGCCCGGTTGATAATATCATCAACGACTTAAAAGGAAAGTCAGTCTATGTCCCCTCATGGGATAATCTTATTAAAGACTATGAACCAACATTGCATTCGATAGTAAATGATAACATTGGTCGAAAAGATAAGGTAAAATCTGATGGTACGGTAGAAAAAGCTTCCCGTATTTATATCGGTCTTGAAAAACTCCTTACAAAACGGATGACAGAGTTTATGTTTTCCATTCCAGTAAAACGTGTCTATCATAATATTGAGAACAATGAAACTCGCCAACAAATAGCGAAAGCAATTGAGAATATATACAAGTATGCTCGTATAGACAGTGAGAATATTAAACGTGGCAACGCCTATTTTGCGTCATGCGAGGTATTTACCATTTGGTATACGGTTGAAAATCCCAATTCTCTATATGGTTTTCAAAGTAAATTTAAGCTGAAATGCAAGACCTATTCCCCGATGGAGGGCGTCGGGCTGTATCCGTTGTTTGACGAGTTGGGAGATATGGTTGCTATGTCTTTTGAATACAAGAAGAAAGTCAAGGACGAAGAAATTGCTTTTTTTGAAACATATACTTCTAAGATCCATTACAAGTGGAAGCAGCAAGGATCTGGGTGGGAACAAATCAAAGCGGAACCAATAGCTATATTGAAGATCCCCGGTGTTTATGTTCATCGCCCAGTTCCTATTTATCATGGTTTGTCTTATTTGCGTAATGAGATAGAATATACCCTTTCTCGTAATAGTGATGTTATCGCCTACAACAGTGCTCCTATCCTTAAAATTGCAGGGGCTACACAAGGAAAAGAAGATAAGGGGGAAAGCCGTAGGATATTCCGTGTTGAAAATGGAGGTGATGTGTCTTATGTTTCATGGTCTCAGGCTATCGAAGCACTAAAGTACCATGTAAGTACTCTGATTAGTCTATTCTGGTCGCAATCACAAATTCCGGATATATCATTCGAGAACATGAAAGCATTAGGAAATATCGGGTTTGATGCTAGACAGACCTTGCTGACTGATGCCCATCTGAAAGTAGGTGATGAAAGTGGTGATTGGATAGAATCGTTTGAGCGTGAATGCAGTGTAATCAAGGCTTTCTTGAAAAGCATGAATACTTCATGGGTTAAAGAGATTGACAATGTAGAAGTTGAGCATGTCATTACTCCGTTTATCCAAATGGACGAGGATGCAATGACTGATAGACTTATAAAACAGAATGGTGGCAAGCCAATCAAGAGCCAGTTGCAAACTATTAGAGAAGCTGGTTCTAATAATGCGGAGGCAACTTTGGATCAGATACATAAAGAAGATGCGATGGATTTACAAGCAAAACAATCAAGAATGAACGGTTTATTTGAAAGTGCGGAATAACATGAAAGTACCAATAGATAATATGACCTTTGCCGAAAGCGAATACCTTAGAGGAAATAAAGTATGGAAAGCCCAGACACTTTATAATTTCGCGAAAGCAAAGGAATACCCTGTACGTGATATGCCATTGTGGAATATAGACCTGACTGTTGAACCGTTTGAGTGCAGCCAGCTTCATAGTTTTATCTTTCAATGCAAACGTGTTCGTGATTGTTCTTTAGACTACCCTATTATACTGGATGAAGTAGGACAAATAGCAGATGGATACCATAGATTATGCAAAGCTATTTTAGAAGGTAGAAAAACGATTAAGGCTATCAGGCTGCTGGAAATGCCGGCACCTGATAGAATTGAGGAGGGATAAATATGAAAAGACATTCAAAGATAATTACGGTAGAATATGTAGTACAAGATTGTCCTATCTGTGGCAAAATTATAGTGAAGCATTATTTATATCCGATGGTTGATAAAAGAAAGAACAAATTTGTATATGGCAAAAAAAGTAATAACACAATCTAAGTATCATTGTCGGGATTGCGTGCATAGCTATGACCGGCACGAGAAGAACTTGAAAGGTGAGTTCTTCATGTGCCGTTGTCCGTTTTTCACTTCCAGTCGCTTTCTTAACCGTGACGTATGTGACAAGTTCAATAAGAAATGAGTCAATCTTAAAAACAGAAAAATATTTTTTGTTTTATCCCCGTGATTTTTCTGCCTACTCTAATAAATAGATTAAAAACAAACCAATATGTCAAAACCTAAGATTCCGAATCAAAAGAAGAAATATCAAGAGCTTAACACAAGGCTGAATAAATATGTAGCTTTAGTGGAGCATATATATGATGTTCTGAATTTGGAAGCTGCTAAAACTGTATTACGCACTGATTATTCATCTGATAGTGAAAATCCTTTTAAATGGTCTGATTACCCACAGACTAAAAAACAGATAGAGGATATACAGGCTCAATTTGTTAATTATATTCATACGATTATCTATCGAGGTATTAGTGAAGAATGGAAAAATAGTAATGAAGTGCAAGACTTGATGGCAAATAAAGTTCTAAGGGCTTATAATGCCCAAGTTGATGGGGAAAAATACAAAGTCTTATATCAAGTAAACTCTGATGCTTTGAAAGCGTTCCAAAACCGCAAGGATAAAGGCTTTAATGTCTCTGCCAAACTCTGGCAACAATCCACCATTTATAAACAAGAACTTGAAGCAGCTATATCTTGCGCTATTCAGAAAGGAACAAGTGCTATTACTTTGAGTAAACAAATCTCTAAATATCTGCTTGATTTTCCATCACTGCAAAAAGATTATAAAGACAAGTATGGTAGTGCAGAACATTTAAAGGATTGCGAATACCGTTCTATCCGACTGGCTCGATCTGAAATTAACATGGCTTACCGGACTGCTGAAAATGAGCGTTGGAAACAAATGGATTTCGTTGTGGGGTACGAAATAAAGCTAAGCTCTTCACATCATCACCGTATGCCACATGGGGATATATGCGATAGGTTAGCAGGTAAATATCCTAAAGATTTCGTTTGGACTGGCTGGCATCCGAATGATTTATGCTATAAAATACCTATCCTTAAAACAGAAGAAGAGTTTTGGGAATGGGATGGTAGAAGTGAATCTACGACTGAAAGTGTGAATGAAGTCAAGGATGTACCGAATGCATTTAAACAGTGGATTGGCACAAATTCCCAACGCATAGCAGATGCAAAGAGAAATGGAACTTTGCCATATTTTTTAAAGGATAACCCGTCATATCTTAAATAATAACGACTTATATACAGATACATTCAGTTTCATAACACGGAGTACAAGATTATTTTCGTACTATGTGTTTTATTATAATAGTTTAACAATTAAGGTGAAGTAAAAAGAATCACTTTTCGTATATTTGCATAAAGCATGTGAAGTTACATGCAACCGAACTTGTCGTGAATACATTCATTGCTCTTAATGTATGATTAAGAAGGTTGACGGTCTGCTTGCATGTAATGTTTTGCAGGCCGTTTTTATTAATTAAAACATTGTACAATGGATAGAAAACAACAGGTTTTGTTGAAATTGAAACCGAAAGTGAAGGCGTTCGGGTTCAATAAAAAAGAGGTGATGGGTATCGCTGCTAGAATTGCCGATAACCTAACCTCCACAGATGATGCCTCCGATGAGGATGTAAACGCAGAAATTGAAGCAGCTATTGATGCGGTTCTCCCCTACCTGCAAGTCAGCCAGTCTTTTGCAAATCGAGTAATCGAAGAAAACCGCAAAAAGAATGACGATGACGAAACCGATGACGGCGATGATACATCATCGAACACTTCAAACAATCGTCAGACGGGTTCAAACAAAAATGATCCTCAACAGAATAAAAGTAATGATGATGCTCCAGCATGGGCAAAGGGATTGCTTGACAAGGTTGATACACTTACCAATGAAATTTCGGTGTTGAAAGGTGAAAAAGTCACTACATCAAGAAAATCCAAGCTCAACGAGTTGCTCAAAGATTCGGGTTCTTTCGGCAGTCGCATCCTGAAAAGTTTCGACCGCATGAAATTTGAAACCGAAGAGGAGTTTGACGAGTTTTATTCGGAAGTTGAGGAAGACCTGAAGAATTACAACCAAGAATGTGCAGATGCAGGTTTGTCTACATTGGCTAATCCGCCTGCCGCAAGTGGTAAAAGTTCGGGAAAACAAGATGAAGTGATTAGTGACGCTGAAATCAAAGCGTTGGCTGACACATTCTAAACATTAACAAAAAACTAAGTATTAAAAATGGGTGCAACAGCAAATTTAGCAAGTGAATTGCAGGTGATTACTTCTGGTCTTGATTCGGTTGTAATCAGACGATACGGTGCTGGTATCATTGGTGGTCGCACGCTTGATGTCAGTGGTTATCCATATGATGTAATTAAGGCTGGTCATGTTATTATCGCATCAGATGATGACGAAACACTATTCAAACCTATGCCGCTAAAAGCATCGAATTATGATCAATATGATACATTGCCCAGTAGCCATCATTATGTAGGTGTATTGGTAAGAAGCGTTACAAAGGATGCTCCTTTAGCAGCAATCATGTACAATGGTGAAGTGAATGATAAAGCAAGTCCGTATTCAGTGGATAATATCAAAACTGCAATGAAGACGGAGTTGCCTGGATTAGTATTCATGCACGATTAAAAGAGGAGGTAAAAAATGGTACAATCACAATTTGTGGAGTACATCAGAAAAATCTTTCCGAGACTCCAGAATGTAGTAGATACAGTGAACGGCAAGCGGAACGGTGACAACAAACGCACCTATTTGCATAAATCTATGTTGAGAAAGGTTTATTCGGCAGACCAGAAATGGTCTAACGCTGCGGTAAACACTACTTATGTAGCAGCCGACATGGTGTCGATGAACTCGCCACTTCCGATTAAAAGCCGCGATGCCATTGCTCACGCCAATGGTTCTCTGCCGAAAATCGGTATGAAAAAAATCATGTTTGAATCGGAGATCAATGCCGTTAACATAATGAAAGCGCAAGGTGCGGAATGGACGAACATCGCGAATAAGCTGACTTCCGACCCGATTGCTTGCTCTGTCGGTATTGACGAACAGAATGAAGCGAACTTCCTGACCGGATTGTCTAATGGTATTGTAACTGTGGAGGATGAAAACAATACCGGTACGGCTTTGCGTATCAATTTCGGCTATCTGCCTGAAAACTGTTTTGGTGTTGAGACGCAGAATGAGCTTACGCTTGATGACATTAAGCGTGTATTGGCTTATGCTAACAATAACGGCGACACAATCATCACTATCTGCATTGCATTGTCAACCTACAACAAGTTGCGTCAGACGCAAGGGGCAAAAGAACTGGTAGCCAATTATCGTGGTCAGACTTTTGACAGTAATACAAAGCTCCCTGTTCCGACAGCATCTTTGTTTGACGAAGCATTTGCGGATGATAACAACGGGGTTGCTTTCCTGAAAATTGACCGTTCAATCATCTCAGAGAAGAACGGCAAAAGGAAACCGTACAAGCCGTGGAACCAGAACAAGTTGATTTTCCTTACCACAGAAGAAGTCGGTGCTTTGGTGTGGGGAACGCTTGCGGAAAAGACAAATCCGGTAGAGGGTGTTGTTTATTCAACCGTTGATGAGTACAAACTCATCAGCCGTTACAGAACAACGGAGCCGTTTACCGAAACTACGAGTGGGCAGGCTCTTGTGCTCTCTGTTATTGAGAACGTGGATCAAATCTACTCTCTTGATATTTCGGAAGCTCAGGCGGTAGATACCTCAGCTGAAACTTCTGACAGTACGGATGTGAAAATCACTATTTGGGGAAATACTTACAAGAAGCCGGAGTTTGTCAAGGAATTCAATAAAATAACAGGCAAAAATCTAGCTTCAACTATTGCAGATGACAAGCTGATTGCCGCCGTGAACAGGCTGAATGACTTTGACGAAGCGAAATTGAAATCCGCAGTTGAATCTCATAAATCAGAATAAGCCATGAAGACAATACAGCAAGCTCTCGTAGACGAAATACACTATCCGATTTCTATCGGTTTTGTAGAGAATGTGATGATTAAACGTAATCTCAATGGTGATGATGATTTTGGTTATGATATAGATCATTCTAACGAATACCAGGGAGCTTTAGCTGATTGTCTTTGGTCTTTGGTCCAGGCTATCAATTTCTCTGAAGCAGACAAGTCCTTCGGGGCTTTATCTGATAAAGATAAAGAACGGATACTTTTACGTGTTAACTCCATTTACAAGACTATTGGTGAACCTTTAGTAGAACTGGAGGCAAAACCAACGGTATATGTAGGTGATTGTTTGTTGTAGTATGGCTGTTTTGAGTAGAAATCCACATCGTTTGCAATACCTTGTATCTGCTTCAGGATATGAGGATGAAAACGGAGATTACCATTCAGGTGAAGAACATTGGGAAGGTGAAATTCCCTGTGATGCTGTTCCTGCCGGTGAATCGGATGAAAGGGAATTTGAAGATGGCATAATACGTAAATACTCTTATGAGGTTTGTAATATACCAGCAAACTGCCGTGCTTTTACAATAGGAGATAGAGTCAAGATAAGTCTGCTCGGAGGAATAGAAAGAGAATTTGAAGTGAAAGGTTTTCATCGTTACCAGCTTCAGTGCAAAATTTGGGTTTAGGATATGGGTATAAGAATGGCTACCAAACTTGATGAAATTCATAATACACTTATGAGGGAGGCACAACGGGTTGAAAGGCTAACAATACGCGCTTTGTCGTATCTTGGAGAACAATGTGTTATCAGGGTACGTGATAGAGGTGGTGATAAAAGTTGGTATGATCAGTCTGGTAATTTGCGTAGCTCAGTTGGCTATGTAATAGCCCATAATGGCAGTATTATCCAATACTCAGACTTTAATCAGGTGAAGCAGGGTTCACAAGGTGTAAAAGTCGGCAAAGACTTAGCAGAAGAACTGGCTAGAAGATATTCCAATGACTATGCTCTTGTTATTGTTGCCGGAATGAATTATGCTGAATATGTGGAAGCGATGGATAACAAGGATGTGCTTGCGTCAACGGAGCTATGGGCAATAGACCAAGTACCCAAGATGCTTGAAAAATTAAAGATACAGATTGCTAAATGATGAAATCGGACATTGAAATATCAAAATTTGTATATCACAAGATTAAAGGATCAATCCTTGAAAGAAGTGTAACCGGGAAATTGAGTGATAGGGGTAGACCAGATAAATCGGACAAGGAGGATATTGTCATATCTGTACTTGCCAATGAGGGATGCGGTCAGATCCAGCGAGCTTATGTGAATGTCAATGTTTATGTTAGGGACCAATGGAATTCTAGAACAAAAGCATGGGAAAAGCATACACTCCGTATAGGGGAATTGTGTGACTTGTGTAAGTTTCTCTTTTATATACGTAAAGAAGAGTTTCATACAGTTCCTAAAGAATGTAGTCAAAAAGTCATGTCTACCGGTGTTTCTTTTGAGGATGGACACACGGAACATTTCATCAACAACAAGCTGTATATTGAGATAAATAACGAATAAGTATTAACTATATTAAGCAATATAGAACTATGGCAGTAATCGGATGGGGTAAGCCCCGTATTTTTATTAAAGACCTTGATGCAGTATCACCTGCATGGGAAGAATTGCCTACTCCGGTAGAGGATTCCACACAGTTGACAACGACAAAAGGTGACAAGAAAGAAGCAAAGATTGAAGGAGGAGAGAACGAGGATGTAAAGTATGGAAAAAACACCTATGATCTTACTTTCAATATTCGTGCTGCAAAAGGGCGTAAGCGTCCTATAAGTGATAGTGATGGAGTGGTAGCACATAATTATGCTGTTGCTTTACAGCCTGAAGATCCTGATGTTCAGGGATTCTGTATGGAAAAAACTACCGTTTCTGTTGAGGATTCATTTACAGCGGCAGATGGTGGTATTTGGGCGTATACCTTTGATGCTTTGAAGCCGGGTTCGGACAAAAAACAGATTCAATGGGGTAAGATTATAACAACGCCTACTTCTGGTAAGCCGACTAAGGTTGAATGTGACCCAGAAGATGAATCTGGAGATGGAGATAAATTTGAAGTTGCTCCTAATCCTAGTTAGGTGGATAGTTTTTCAGGATGATAGCCTGCCGTGGGGGCTTTATACCCACGTGTATTGCGGAAATGGTGTAATGGATGCACGTATGTCTACCAGGCATTAGGTTACAGTTTGGATCTGTGTTTCCGCTCGATTTTGAAAATTTGGTTTGTTATTCATATGTCTTTTCATGCCGGTTGTCTGTGAAGATATCCGGCATTAATTAAAAAAACAAGAACCGTTATGTTAGAAGATGGGAAACTTATAGACATGGACATTGCGGATACTATAATTGAACGTCCACATGGTTTTAAAGTAAATCAACGTCAGTTTTATCTATATCCGGTTACTCTTGGAAAAACATACCTAATATCAAGGCTTGTGGAGTGTCTTGGCATAAATCTGGAAATTATCAAGGCTAATCCGTATATGGAAGCGTTGAGAATATGTCAGGAAAAAAAAGAAAGCGTGTGCCGTATTTTGTCCTATCATACCATCAATAAGAAAGAAGAATTGTTTGATTATGATTTTGTACAAGAAAGATGTAATTTCTTCTATAAAGAAATAGATAATGACAGTATGGCACAACTATTGGTTATGGTATTGTCAGAAAGAGACATATCAGCATATATAAAACACCTTGGAATAGATAAGGAAAAAGAATGGCAAGCAAAAGCCATGAGAGCCAAGAAGGATAATAATTCTCTTACATTTGGCGGCAAAAGCATATATGGCACATTGATAGATACAGCTTGTCAACGATACGGATGGACTTTTGAATATGTTGTTTGGGGTATTAGCTATGCCAATTTACAATTGCTCCTTGCCGATTCCGTAACGTCCATATATTTGTCTGACGAGGAACGTAAGCGAGTTAACATACCTCAAGACCGTGATATCATCAATGCCGATGACCCTGCAAATATGGCAAAAATCAAAGCCATGAAATGGGATTAAATACGACAAATAGAACAGTGCGATAAATAAAAGGCAAAAAAATCACGAGGGTTATACAAAAACTCTCGCGATTTATCGGTGAAATAGGATAATCAGAAAATGACTATTCTACTATTACTACGGTATTGTTTGCTACTGATGCATCAAACTCATAACCGATTTTCATCTCAGCCTTGGAACCACAAGGCAGAGGGATACAGGTGCAGCAGAATATTACAACAGATAAAGGAGTCCTGTTTTTTCCTGTTATATATACTTCAGATGATGAGAAGTTCACATTATCACCAGATGGCAAAGTTAAATAGCGCATCCTGATTCCTAATCTTCCCTTGGTTCCAAACCATGCAGATCTTTTCGCCTCATACACTACCCCCTTGGCTATAGTTCCGGCCGGTATGGCTACAACCTTGTCTATGATAACATCTCTGGAAACTTTAAAATCAATATTCTGCCCCTCATGTGCTTTGGAGGCTCTGACATTACTTATGGATTCCAAAGGAACAATTGTACCAGCTTTAATGATAACTTCTTTTTTTTCTTGAGCAAAAGCTGTTATTGAATAAAGAAATACGGTCAGTAAAAATAAAACTTTCTTCTTCATAATGTAAATACTAATGTTAATTTTAATGTTCACAACTTTTTATTGCCATTTTAAGTGCTTCTTCAAGTCTGTCTGCATATTTGAATATATCATCCATGTTGTCAATCTGAATCCATTCACAACTCTTATATTGGTCTGCCGGTATTCCTATTTGCTTTTTTCTTGCTCCGATAGAAACACGGCATATCCAGAACCATTGGCTGTTATCGATATTTACAACGAAGTAACTTTTATAGTCTTTATAGGTTATGCGTGACACATCCACGCTTTTTCTTAAAATGCTTCTTACGATGTTGTAGGCATCTAATTCCTCTTGTGTTGTTACGACACCGGATTCTTTATCCATGTATACAACTCCGTCCGGGAGTTTCTCTTCTGTATCTTCTGTGGAAGTATTTATGGATGTATTGTCTATCGTTTGGAGTGAGTCAGATGTTTGCTCGCTGTTTTTTATAGCTGTATTTAGTCTATCTGAAATAATATCATTAATAACAGATGTGATGGATTTCTTTACGAGTGGTGTAAACATATCTATCACCTTCGATGTGATTTGACCTGAAGTATAGGCTTGACGTGCGAAGAATCGAACAAATTCTGCTGTAGGTGATGCAAATTCGTTATTCAATATTGATTTTATTTCTGTCGTGTATTTCAATTCGTTTGCCGTACTTAGAACATCCTCTTCATTGTAATATGACTTATGGAATTTCTTTAGTTGCTCTATATCCGCATCTGATAAGTCAAGCATGTTCACGATAAGAAAAGGTTTCTCATCCATAATATTGATTTTCTCCAAGTCGGTGTAAAATCTATATTCTATCCCATTGGTAAGCACGCCAAAACGGGCTTTTGACGCTACAAAATATTTTTGTAGTTGGGTGTCATGCAGGTTTAGGTCTTGCTTGCAGTGTTTGCATTCTATAAGAAGTATAGGATTTTCATCCTTCATTATGGCATAATCGATTTTTTCTCCTTTTTTCTTTATTAAGTCACAATCCATTTCAGGCACGACTTCAAAAGGGTTAAAAACATCGTATCCTAAGGCTGCAATCATTGGCATTATAAATGCGTTTTTTGTAGCTTCTTCTGTAGCTATCTTGTCTTTTTGTTTTTTTATATTATCAGATAGCCGTACAACTTGATCCTTAAAATCCATTGCTCTGCTTTTTACGTTGTAATATTTTACAAATATATATTTATATAATAATATAAACAAAATTAAAGATGGGAAAATAAACCGTTGAATATATTTTGTGTGTTTTGTGACTCTAACTATGTCATTTATTGTTATATTTGCAATGCCGTGTGATGTTGCACGGAACTATTTCTATCGAAAAGACCTATGGCTGGAATACATTTTGACATTACAGGTGATAATTCTAATTTCTTACGTAGACTTCGTGAAGTAGAGAATGGTGTAAAAAACACGTCCAAGCAAATAGAGCAAAGCGGTTTAGGTATTGAAGAACTGTTTAACCGTATGACTAGAGCTGCCGCAGCATTCGGAGCTGGTTTTACTGCAAAAGAATTAATTTCAAATATTGCACAAGTCCGAGGAGAATTCCAACAATTGGAAGTTGCATTTAAGACAATGCTTGGCAGTGAGGATAAGGCTAATGCCCTCATGCAGCAATTGGTAAAAACGGCTGCTACCACTCCTTTTGACCTTCAAGGCGTAGCAAATGGAGCTAAACAACTTCTTGCTTATGGAGAAAATGTTGAAAACGTAAATGACGACTTGATACGTCTTGGAAACATAGCCGCCGGCCTTTCTCAGCCACTTGGTGATATTGTGTATTTGTATGGTACTACCATGACGCAAGGACGGTTATATACCGCAGATTTAAATCAGTTTACAGGTCGTGGTATTCCTATGATTCGCGAATTGGCAAAAGTATTCGGAGTAGCAGAAGGAGAAGTAAAAAGTTTAGTTGAAGCAGGGAAAGTGGGATTCCCGGAAGTCCAGAAAGTCATCCAAAACCTTACAAATGAGGGAGGAATGTTCTACAACCTTATGCAAGAACAGTCCAAGACAATCACTGGGCAAATTTCTAATATAGAGGATGCTGTTTCCACCATGTTCAATGAGATAGGGAAAGCCAATGAAGGAATTATAAACGAAGCTCTGTCCGGTGTTTCTTATTTGGTTGAGAATTATGAGAAAGTGGGAAAAGTTCTTGTTGGTCTTGTAGCAACTTATGGCGTATATAAAGTGGCTGTGATGACAGTCACGGCTTTGCAAGCTTTACAAGCTTCAGGTATTGCCGCTCTAACTATTGCCGAACGTGCCCACTACGGATGGCTGGTTTTGCAAACAACGGCACAAAAAGCTTTGAACGCTGTTATGTTTACTAATCCGTATGTGTTATTGGCAACTGCTGTTGTAGGGCTTGGAGCTGCAATGTGGTCGTTATCCGATAATACAACGTCAGCAGAACGTGCTTTAGATTCATATAACAAGAAAATAGAAAAACTCAACACGGACGAGGAAGATCGGAAACGTACTTTGGAAGGTCTTGTTAGCACCATTAATAGCGAGGTGGAAGCCGATGTTACTAAACTCAAAGCTTTAAAAGATATTGAGGAACTATACCCAGCACTCTTTAGGAAATATGTTGATGAGAAAGGTCATATACAGGATTTGATTGGTTTTTGGAAGGCATATAATGAAGAAGTTGTAAAATCCAGAACACAGTCAAAACAGGCTATAGTCGAGTCCTTGGAACAACAGATAAAAAGTGCGGAATGGGCTTATAATTTAGCTAAGAAGGAGAACAACCGTTCCGAAATGAAGGTTCAGTCACAGCGTATCGAAGACCTGAAAAATGAATTGGCAAACGCAAGAAAGGATGTCTTGTCGGAAATCAATGCCCAATTGGAAGTTGAGAACAGACAGGAAACAAAAGAAACTACATATCAGGAAGATTTGGCAAATGCTAAAGCCGAATGGGAAAAAGCGAAAAAAGGGTATGAGTCATTAATCAAAGATCAGACGGCTACATCGAAACAGGTGAAAGAAGCCAAAGATAAGATGGAGGCATCCGAAAAGGCATACAAGGATCTGGGCGGAGTAACTGGAAGCGCACTGACCAGACAGGAAAATCTAGCAAAAAAGCAAAAGGAAAATCAGGAAAAGCTGGACGAACAACTTCTTTCACTTCGCCGTCAGAACCAACAGGATGAAATCAACCTGATGAAAGAAGGCACGGAAAAGAAGTTGGAACAGATTGACTTTGATTATCAAAAACAGCTTGATGCGATAAGAAAACAGGAGGAAGAATGGAGCAAAGCCGGTAATGGCAAGTTGACCGACAAGCAGGCACGGGAAATCTCGGAAGCTTATGCCAATGCCGAAAGCATGAGGGATAAATATATTACTAATGTAACCAAGGAGCAACTTAAAGCCGAACAACAGGCTTTGAACGATTACTTGAAAGAATATGGCACGTTTCAGCAACAGAAATTGGCTATCGCCCAAGAGTATTCGGAAAAAATAAGGAAAGCGCAGGAAGAAAGCGGTGCTAATAGTGCACAAGTAAAGTTGCTGGAGAAACAACGTGATGTTGCCATACAGAACAAGGAAACAGAAGCCATAAAAGCCAATATAGATTGGGTTACTGTGTTCGGTGAGTTTGGTTCCATGTTTTCCGACATGATAAAGCCTGCCTTGGACGAAGCAAAAAAATATGTACGGACTGACAAGTTCAAGAACTCCGATCAGGCAAGCCAGAAATCATTGATTGACGCCATCAGCCAGATGGAAAAGTCTTTGGGTGGTACAAGTGGAGTCAACTTCAAGAAACTTGGAGAGGATGTAAAAGCCTATCATACAGCCGAACAAAACCGTATCAATGCCATAGAGATTGAAACAGCCGCTTTGGAAAAACTAAAGAAATCACAGGATGATTACGCCAAAGCACAGAAGAGTGGAACAGAAGAAGAAAAGCAGGTTACAGCGAATGCCCTTGATATAGCACGACAGAATGCTGACATTGCATCCGCCAATGTAAAGACACAGACGGATATCGCCAATCAGGCCCAGCGTAATGTGACTGATACCGCCACCAGACTGAAAGCAAGTATGGAAAATTTGTTGGGAGGCTTGCAGCAGATTTCATCCGGAGGGTTGTATAACGCATATAGTGGAATTATCAAAACCGTGAACGGATTCAAGGACGTCATAGGTAAGACATCGGAATCGCTTCAAGAAGTTCCCATTGTCGGATGGATTTTGTCTATTATTGACGTACTCAAAGACGGATTGAGTGATCTTGTCGGTGGTCTGCTTGATGCTGTTCTAAATGCGGTCAGTGGGATTATCAGTGATGTTTTGTCTGGAGACTTGTTTGTTACAATTGGGAATTCATTGAAAAATGGAATAGGTAATATCCTTAATGCGATTTCTTTCGGTGGTTTTAATTCTTTGTTTGGTATTGGCGGTAATAAAAAAGAGGTCGAGGAAGCTATCAACAGATTGACAGACCGTAACGAAACGTTACAAACTGCCATTGAAGACTTGACTGACGAAATGAAGGCAAGCAAGGGAACGCAGTCTGTTGCCGCATACCGGGATGCTTATAAGTATCAAAAAGAAACTATTGATAATTATAAGCGTATAGCGCAGGAACAAGCACGTTATTCTGGTTCTCATCATAGTTGGAATTATTATTGGGGCGGTTTTTCTCAGGAACAGATAGACCGTCTGAGTGGAAAGATTGGTCGTGATTGGAATGGTGATATCTGGAATCTTACCCCAGAAGAAATGAAAATGCTCCGTGAGACAGTAGATATGTGGGAAACCATTCAGAATACCGGCAAAGGTGGATACGGTGATCGTCTGACTGATAAGTTGAATGACTATATTGATCAAGCTGGTACGTTGGAAGAACTGACGAATGAACTTTACGAGGGTCTGACTGGAATGTCATTTGATTCTATGTATGATAGTTTTGTAGACAATCTTATGGATATGAAATACGATGCGAAGGCAGCATCGGAAGATATATCAGAATACTTTATGCGTGCCATGCTTTCCAATAAGATTGGTGAGTTATACAGTGAAAAGTTGGAGGAATGGTGGAAAAAGTTTGGTGCCAGCATGGAGGATAACGAGCTGACCGAAGAGGAAAGGAAAGCCTTGCAAGATGAATATATGAAGTATGTGGATGAAGCCATGAAACTGCGTGATGAGCTTGCTGCCGCAACCGGATATGACAAGATTTCACAGGAATCCTATTCCCAATCTTCTTCATCAAGAGAGTTTGGCACTGAAATGACACATGAAGATGCAGGAGAACTAAGCGGTAGGTTTACAGCATTGCAGGTTTCAAATGAGGAAATAAAGAGCCAGATGATAAATGTTGTTGTCGGCATAGGATCTTTGGTTTCTATTTCAACGGAGGGCAATGCTACGTTGGGTAACATCTTGAATCAGCATGTGATTACTAACGGTTATTTGGAAGATATCGTAAAATACACAAAGCCTATCCTTGAATTAGGATCGAAATTAGATAAGATAGTAGATAATACTAAAAATATGTAAC